CAAAGATATTCGCTACACGAGCTGCATCGATTTCAGGAATGACCTGTGTTCTTTCAAGCTCCGAACACATGGATGAAAAAGCCTGATCTCTTGCTTCTCCGTTTTCCAAGCGGTCGACACGAATTTCGATGGAACGTTCCTTCTGCATCTTGATTGTTTCCCATTTGAATTTTCCTGACCCTTGTGCATATCCTTTTCCACGCTCAAAGTCTCCAAGTCCGCTTACCTCTACTTTTGCAACTTTGAATTCTCCATAGCCTGACGGCATGATCTGATTTTCATTTCCTTCGATGTCTCTTGTCAATGCTTCCTGCTTATAGATAAGATCCATAGCCCCAAGATAAATCTGTGCATATTCGATTTGATTCATTTTATTTCATCCTCCTATTTTTCTTCTTTTGAAACACCCATCTGCTTGTAGATTCTAGCCTGTGCATCAGCAAATGAGTTAATATCTCCTGTACTGTTCAATCCTGTCGGTGTTTTTCCTTTTAATCTGTCTTTAACAGCGTTTTCCAGACATTCTCCAAAAACCTTTACGACCGTATCAAGAGAAGCCTGTGCAGTTTCCTCTGTCTGATAGTTCAGAATATCTGCAAGTCCGACAGGAAGATTTTTGGAATCCAGCAACTGCACCGCTTTTTCCTTGCTGTTTCTGACCATCAGGTCATGTTCCAGTTCAGCAATCTTTTTATCCTTGGCAGCATCTTCCTCCGCTTTCAGTTCTTCAGGTGTCAGCTTCGCTTTTCGAGCTTCCTCCTCCTGCTGACGGATATACTCTGCCACTGCATCCTTTCTTGCCTGTTCAATTGCCTCTTTCATATCATCGGCAGAGGCTTCCTTTTGAGGATCATCAGCTTTTTCTTCAGCTGTTGGATTATCATCCTTTTTTTCTTCTTTTCCTTCATATTCTTTTCCAGTGAAGAAATTCTTGATTTTCTGTCCTAGCGTTTTTTCTTCCTTTTCCTGTTCTGCTGTATCAACAACAGTTTCCTGAGATTTTTCGTCCATCTTCTTGTCCTCCTTTTCATCTCATTTATATATAACAAAGCCTTATTTTTTGGCTGAGTTACCATCCTTAACAAAGCGTTTCTTCCATTCCTGATATTTGATATTTTTTTCAAGAGGAATAATATCTCGTCTTGTGTCGAACAGGCTCATCGCATGTACTGCAACGACCCTGCATTTGCAGTTTGGATGCATTGGCGGACAGTTTACACCGACCTCGGCATCCTCTATCTTAATTTTCGTTCCATTAAGCGGTCTGCATTTTGGACAGCCTGCTCCTCGATACATATATTCGCTTATGCCCATTTTCTTATAGGACATCATCTGTGCCTGCTGGGCAAAGAATTTTGCTTCTGTCCTGACAAGTCGCTCTGTCACATATTTTCCTTTTCCCATGACTGCATCAATACGCATGACAATCTTAGGAATGGAACTTCCATCCACAAACCCTGCAGCAAGTTCCTTTCTCAAGGTTTCTGTCAGCTTATCAATGTTATCCCATATGGTTTTTGAAAAATGTTTTGTCGACCATGGATATTCCAGTACGGATTTGATCAGTTCAGGATTAAATCTTCCAACATTGAAACCAAAGCCGACTGTCTTCTGTACGGAATAGAATCCACGATAATAGTTGCTTACCAGCACTGTTCCAAGATGCTTTGCAATATCCCTGCATGTGTTGGATGCAAGTCTGCTCATTTCCATATCAATCTGTGCCAATAGCTGTTCCTTTCGAGATATGCTGGTCTTGGCAGACAGGGTATTAAGTTCAAGAAGCATTTTTGTATCCGCTCCTTCGTCTTTGATTTCCTGAAGATATTTTTCAATGCTCTTTTTCCACACTGTGAATTCTTTTCCTTTCAGAAGTTTTTTTGCCTCTGCCAGTGATATTACGTTATCTTCGGCAAAGCGCATAAGCGCACGTTCTATTTCTGTTTTCAGCCTTTCAGCAGCAGTGTCATATGCAAGAAGCAGGTCTTCCGTTATTGTGTCTGCTTCCTTGAGTTCATCAAGCAGACATTCCTTTGCCACATCGAGCTGTTTTTCCTTTTCCTGCTTATTCATTCAGTTCATCCTCCGTCAGTTCAAATGCCGAAGCTAGATTTCTGTAAACACCTTGCGAAACCTCTTCATCCTCGTTTTCCTGTTTGATTCTGTCGATTTCATCCTGCGGATTTTCAATTCCGTTGATACGTGACAGAACAGAATACTGAGAAAGCATGCCCTGAAGCATGGTTGCAATCTGTGCATTTTCCAAATCATTCTGCGGAGCATTGCGCTTGAAGGTAATATTGATGTCTCGGTAGTCGTATGTATAACCAAACAAGGCAAATATATTTGTAATCAGCTCTATTCTTCGCTGGATTCCTTTTTTGAACTTTCTTTCCTTTATCTTGACGATCTGATCCATCGACCACATCTTGTATGATATTGCGACTCCTGAAAGATTTCCGCCGAAAGAGGCATCGGTCATATTTGGAATTCCACTGAAAAGGTGCATATCCTGAATGAGTCGGTTCTTGTAATTTTCAACCGCAGTATCGTTGATTTCCTTCAGCATCCAAGACACATCACCACCATCATCAAGGATGACCGCTCCCTTTTGTCGCATCTCTCTGATATCGTTCGTTGTTACTTCACCAAGTTTTGTGATTTTCAGCAATGCCTCATCGTTGTATTGAAAAAGGTTGGCAGTATTGCTCTGTACAGTGTTGTATGCATCGTTCAGACTGATGATGCCTTCAAAATCTCCAAGTCTTTCTGCGTTGTTTGGATACTCCACTACAGGAACGTCCTGCCAGTAATGATCCATAACAGAAACAAGCTGAAGCGAGCCTTCTCCTTTTCCTTTGAAGTACCATACCTCCGTAGAAGTATAGAACTCCATGAGTATGTGCATCTGCTTGTTCTTGTCCAGATAATGTAGCGAACGAATAAAGCCAAGATAACCATCTTCAAGTGCTGCATCCTTGATGAGGATTCCCTGATTTGCAGGAACTTTTGAAAAGCGAATGTTTGAATCTTCATCCATATACAGAAGTTCAAAGACTGAGCCATGAATTGACGATTTCTTCGCAAGTTCAGCGTTTTCGTCTTGTTCATCGTTATACTCAAATACATTTGTTATCTTTTCCAAGAATTCCTTGTCCTCGCTGGCACTGCTGTAGACTATGGGCTCTCCTATGAAGTACCCAGTCACTGCGTCAGTGATATATTTGCAGAAATTATTGATAATCTTGTTGTTTGGATCATTGTTGCTGCTTTTCACTTTGTCAAGCATCTTGTGCTTTCCGATGTACTGATCATCAAGCTCCTTGTATCTTTCCAGCGACATTTTGTTTTCGTTGTAGATTCTTTTTATATCGTTCTCATCCAAAGAATTAAATGAGCTCCTGTCCATGTAAATGACCGACATTCTTTTACCTCCTATATCCCAAATATTTTTTTATCTAGAATTCTGAATCGTTTTCCTTTCTTGGCGATCGTTCTTGCCATCTCCAATGCATCAGGTGCATCATCATGACTAGCCATAGGGAAATGCTTGAGCTGTTCAAGCAATAACTTATGTTTACGATTAAACTTGATATATTTGTTTTTGATGTCAGGCTGTAAGGACTGTATACGCAGTACCTTGTCCCCTGTAGAATTGATTTCCTCAATCGGCAGATAAAGCCCAGCCTTTGCAGATGCCTTGGAAATTTCTTCTTTTAAGAACCATTGAAACTGTACAGTTTCACATCCAAATTTTTTAAATCCTTTTCCGTATGTCTTTCTGAGCCATCTTTCTTTTTCCAAGACATCATTGATGATGCGGTCAGGGTGTCTTCGCATGACATCGGCATCAATCACAAACATATATCCAGTCGCTTTTTGTTTGGCGATAGTGATGATTGCTGAAAAGTCGGATTTCTTGTTCTTTCCAAGTGATGGGTCGACCGCTCCATAGAAGTCAAAATCCTTTCCATTGATGTTTATTTCAAACTCATTGTAGTAATCGAACCATTCCTCTTGGAACAGACAGTCATCAGGACTGATTGGCTCATTTTGAAGTTCTGAATTGAAGGAAGCATCTCCTTCAGATACTTTGATGCACATCAGGTTGTAATAGGAAAGTTTGTCTTCCCATAACACTTCCGTACCTTCCAGCATTTCCTTCTTATGCTTTTCGAAAAACTGTAGTGCATCTGCTTCATGTTCGATATTGTCAAGATCTGTATATATCTTTTCCCATTCATCCCATAGGCTGCTATGAGAAAAGGAAAGGACTGCCTGATACTTGATGCTTTTATAACTTGGATTCTTCAGTACATTTGCAAGCAATGAATCATAGTGAAGCATTGTTCCAATATAAATAATATCGGTGTAATCATCACCTGCTTTTGATACCGCCTTATAATACCAATCCGATAATTTCTTTCGTTGTTCAACTGTTCTGACATTTTCATCATTTTCAATATCATCCAAGACCAATAGATCAGGTCTCCAGTTCTTATGCTTACGACCACGTATCTTCTTGCCTGAACCAATAGCTTCGATTTTGATATTTGTTTTAGTTAGAAGAACATTAGAACGCCATACCTTTCCGTCAAGGTTTCCAAAATCTTCAATAATATGTTCATTTTCTTCCATTTCCGTCTTGATGGAATCCAAGAAGCTCTCAGCCTGTTCGGAACTGTCTGACAGAATGATGATGTAATGCTTATATTCATAAAGTGCCGCATGCAGTGAACCTTTGAATGTAAGATTGGTTGATTTTGCATGACCACGAGGTGCTGCGATTGCTCTCTTGCATCCAGCCATTCTGCTGATTTTCTTCTTGATGCTTTTGGAAAGAGGAACTTCATCTTTCATAACTCCATGTTTCCAAATGTTATCCAGTTCCTCATGAAACTTAGGTGACTTTCTGACGAAGTAGTGGGGAAGATATGCTCTGCCAAAAAACTCCATGTCAAATGAAGCGAGCTTTTTACGAATGCCATTCTTACCAGTAAGCGGTGCTCCTCTTTCAAATTCCTCAAGAAGTTTTTTTCTTAAAAGGTCATTGTTCTTTTTTAAAAATTCGATTAAAAGGCTGTTGAGATATTCATGATACTGTGCCTCATCCAGCGCCTCATCTTCCGACATTTCATTTTCTGCCTCTTCGATTGCCGCCAGCAGAACGTCCAGACTTCTGTTTTTTTTCCTTTTCACGACACTCA